ACCTATGAGCCGCCCTTCCGCGGCACCATCGTCATTACGCAGAATGCGGCGGTGGTGGCCAGCCAGGCCATCCTCACCCGCATCGTGAAGCTGCATTTCAAGCTGCCGGCGGTGACCCCCGAAAGCCGCATCGCCGCCGACAACCTGAACGCGATGCAGGTTGAACAGCTGTCCAATTTCCTGATCCGCGCCACCAAGCTGGAAGCCGCGGTGCTGGAACGGTTCGCCGAGCGGGTGAAGTTCTTCGAGGCGGCGCTGCGCGAGCGCAAGGAAATCCGCATGGAACGCGTACTGAAGAACCATGCGCAGATGCTGGCGCTGGTGGACTGCCTGCGCATGGTGTTGCCGCTGACCGATGACATGGTGCGCGGCACACGCGAGGCGTTGGTGGACATGGCGCTGGAACGGCAGCAGGCCATCGTTGCCGACAGCCCGGCCGTGGTCGAGTTCTGGGAGGTGTACGAATACCTCGAAGCCATGAGCGAAACCCCAGTGGTGAACCACTCCAAGGCCCCCGATCGCATCGCCATCAACCTGAACGAATTTGCGGCGAAGGCCGCACAGCACTCGCAGAAGCTCGCCGACCTCGGCCAGTTGCGCGAGCTGCTGAAAAACAGCCGCCGCCACAAGTTCATCGACAGCAACGTGGTGGTGGCCAGCGCCATCCGCACCCGCGACAGCGGCACATGGAATGGCACACCGCGCCCGGCAAACATCAAGTGCTGGGTATTCCAGAAGAGCAATTGACCCACCCGCCAGCGGTGGGCGCGCCAACGCCCGCCGCCGGCACCAACCGGAGAGGCAACATGCAACAGCAGCAACATACCCCCCCGAGCGGCACGCCGCAGGTGATCGGCATCGACCCCGGCGCCGCCGGCGGCGACTGCTGCGCCGTGGTCAACGTGCACATCACCCACAACCAGGTGGTGTTCACCGCCGTGCTGGACATGGGCAGCAAGAGCCAGAAGCAGATCACCTGGTCCCGCCGGCGCAACTCGCCGGGCGGGTGGGTGCACCCGGGCGCGGCCGATTTCATCGACCACGAGGAAGAAATCAGCCGGGAACTGGCCGAGTACGTGGCCGGCCTGGACTTCCCCTTCGCCGTGGCCAACATGCTGCCCGGCAAGCGCGCCACGGCCGCCGCGGTCGAGCAGGCGGCAAAGGCGGTGCAGGCATGAGCGGCTGCAACTGCTACAGCACGGTCAACGAGAAGCTGGCACCGCATAACACCCGGATCAAATCGACTTTCGTCATCGAAGCAAATCGCATCGGCAGGCCCTGGCCGATTGAAACCAGCCAGATCGAAACCGGACGCGGCAAACCCAAGGCCATTTCGCTGATTGCGTCTTTCTGTCCGTTCTGCGGCACTTCGCTTCGCGGCGAAGCAGTGCCGGCGCAGGCAGCTCGGATCCGCAGCGACGATGGCGTCTCGCAGATCGCTGCCGAACGCGATCGGCAGCGTGTGGTCGAGGGCTACTCCCTGGACAGCGACCTGATGACGTACCAGGCCGAGGAACTGGCCCGCGCGGCCTGCTGCTACGCCATGCCGATCCGTGATCCGCGCCGATCCGACGCCTTGTCCTGGTGCACCGCGCCCGAGGGGTGGCCGTTCTCGCGGAAGGCGTGGAAGCCGGCGCAGGTGGTGCTCGATAGCCAGGGCAGCGTTGTCATCGCCCCGGCCGACCGCGTGCGCGAGCTGGTAAAGGCCGGCGCGCTGATTGCCGCGCAGATCGACGTGCTGCAGGCGCAGGGAGGTTCCCGATGAAACACCGCCTTTTCATCGCCCGATCCGATTCTCCGCTCCATGCCGAGATTGCCCGCCTTACCTCTGACCGCCGTAAGGCCATCAAGGTGCTGCGCGCCTTCATGAAGTCCGAAGGATGCTCGGATATGTACGGCACATCACCAGCAACATACCAGTTCGATTTCAAGTCGATGGCCGACGTTGACCAGCGGAAATGGACGCAGGTGAAGCGAAGAACCAACCCGCGTGGCTGGGAAATCTTGTTCCGCCCGAAGCGCAACACACCCGAAGGGAAAGAGCTTCTGGCACGGGTCAAGGCCTTGCCGAATTGTCCATCAATAGAAAGCGCGATCAACATCGTGCCAGGGCTGCGCCATCGATCGCCGATGTTTTTTGATGGCAGCTACGGCTACTACGCCTTCATCCGCCATTACAGCCACCGTACCGGTCTGCTGGTGGTGTCCGTTCCCTCGCCGGAAGTGGATGCCAAGAAGCTCAGTGCCTATGCGAAGCAGGCGGCATCCTCCAAGCGCACCCGTTGGGACGACTGCATGGACGCGGCCCTGTGGTCCCCGCCCGAGTGGCTATCCCAGGTCAAGGAATGGGAAGCCCTGCGGGCCATTGAACAGGATCGCGGCGCGGAGGCGGCCAATGGATAAGTGGAAGGAGGAAGCCCGACGCATCCGCGCAGGCATCAAGAACCTGCCGGCCGGCTGGCCATTTCATCTGCGGCCCGACCTGCGCGAAGAACACGACCGGCTCTACGCGCAAGGTCGAAAATCGTTGAATGCCGCGGCAGAACTGCGATCCCTCGCTCTCCATGCGGAGGTGGATCATGGCTGACGTGATTGAGTCGCTGCGGGCGGCCCACAAGCGCAACCCGGACGGGATCGAAATCTTGTCGATCGTGTGCGGCATCTCGAAGACGCGCCTGATGGAACTGGTGCGCGGCCAGGGCGAGCCATTGGACGAACGCGAACGCATCATCCTTGAGGTGCACCGATGACCCAGCACCAGGTATCCCACACCGAACCGCTGCCGCCATGCCGCGACGGCCACCCGGCTCGCCACATCCACGACTACCGCCGGCCGGAAGCTGGCGGCGGCCACTTCATCGAGTGCCGCTGCCGTAACTCCGGGCGTTACGCTACGTTCGAGGAAGCCCAGCAGGATTGGCGCCGCCGGAACGGGCGCCGTGGGCCTCGCAAGCCGGCATTGCTGGCGCCGGACAATGTGGTGCAACTGGATCTCCTGCGGACAGGAGGCACGCCGCGATGACGCACATGGACGATGAAACCGAACGCCACCGCCGGATCTGCGAGGCGCGCGATTGGCTGCGCAAGGGCTACACCAGCGCGAAGGAGGTCAACGAACTGCTGGCACGTGTCGCCGACAAGCGCGGCGAGCAGGCGGCAGCCACGCTGCAGGCTGACATGCGCGAGCAATGGCGATGCCGGCGCAGCTGGTGGGAGGATGCGCCGGAATGAGCCAGGTGCTTACCTTTCCCGACCTGCAGCGCATGTGCCGCCCGGAGGGTCCGACACCGCGCGCAGCAACAGTGCGGCGCTGGGCCGACCGGCAGAAGATCCGGTACAAGTACGACGGCGCCGGCGGTATCTGGACGACGATGGCCGCGCTCAACGCGGCCCTGGGCATTGGCACCGGCGGCGGTGCGTCGACCGCAACGCCGGAGGATCTGATCTGATGGGCCGCAAGCGCAAGTTCAATCCGCTGATCCCCGGCCACATCGACCAGGCCGCGTTGCCGCCGGGGCTCTACTGGGAAGACCAGCGGTGGTACATCCTCGAACCCCACCCGGAAGGAGGCCGTCCGCGCAAGCGGACGGTTGCCTATGCGCCGGCGCGGCTGTCGGAACTGCATGCCATCGTCGAATCGGCACGCACTGGCCAGGACGTTGGCACGCTGCAGCACCTGGTGTCGCTGTTCCGTGGACCGTCGCCCAAGGATGCGCTGGAAAAGGCCTCTACCGAGTACCAAGGGCTGGGCAAGGAAACCCGCAAGGACTACGACTACCACGCCGACCTTGCGTGCGCCTACGTGCTGCAGGACGGTTCCACCCTCGGGAAGTTCCAGGTCGACCGGATGACGGTTCCCATGATCCAGCGGCTTGTGGAGGCGCTGGCCAAGGGCTGGCCCGCATCGCCGCGGCGGCCGGCAGCGCCGCCACGCCCCTCGACGGCCAATCACGTCCTGCGCTTCCTTCGCCGTCTGTTTGGCTGGGGCATTCGGCACGGCCACTGCACCATCAACCCCGGCGAGGGCGTGCGCCAGGCGCGCGAGGCGGCCGAATTCCACATGCCCGAGCCCGACGCCTTCCGCGCGGTGCTGAAATTCGCCCGGCAACGGGCGCGGTTGAAGCTGCACAGCAAGGGGGCCGTGCCGCCCTACATGCCGGCGGTGATGCTGTTGGCCTACCACGGGCGGTTGCGCGGCATCGAGGTCACCGACCTGACCGATGCCCACCACCTGCAGGGCGGGCTGCTGTGCGAGCGGCGCAAGGGCTCGCTGGACTCCATCGCGCCGTGGAATCGGGAACTGCGGTGGGCCTGGGCGTGGCTGCGGCGATACCGGGCACTGCGGATGGAGGCGCACCGCCGGCCGGTGCCGCTGAAACCTAGTGCCCGCCGGCTGCTGGTGACCCAAACCGGCACGCCGCTGGCTCGATCGACGCTGAAGACCGCATGGCAGCGGCTGATCGTCGCGGCGATCGCTGCCGGCGTGATCGCGGAAGAGGATCGCTTCAACCTGCACGGGCTGAAGCATCGCGGCATCACCGACACGCCGGGCACCCGCGCCGACAAGCGCGACGGCGCCGGACACGTGAACCCGGCGATGACGGTGCGCTACGACCATTCCGTGCCCGTTGTCGCGGCTCCTGCGCTGCCATTGCGCAAGCGTTCGGGGCCCTCTTAG